CTTTTGACCTTAACTAAAGATGTTCCTGTTTGTGAGGAATATGTAGAGCTTAGTGTGTCATTTATATAAACAATAAGTTCTTCATTTTCATCATAAAAATTATCTCTTCTTATCTCTGTAATCTCTTTTCCATCTATAACGCCATCACCATTTGTGTCATATATATCTATTAGTTCTCCAACTTTATTTTGCCACCAAGTAGTAGTAGCACTAGTTCCACCAATAGTTATAAAGTTATCTCCAGCGTTACCTGACCAAGTAAGAGCTTGTGCTGAACCATTAAAATAAGGTTGGTCAACTTCTGTATCACAAACATTAGCAGCAGAACTAAATGTACTCATGTTTATTTGTGACTGAGTTAAGCCTTTACCATATTCATTATTAGTTATGTAATCTAAAAAGGTTAAAGCTGGGTTATCTGAATATTCATAAGTAGATACAGTTCCAAATGTTTGATTAGTGTCTCTTGGGTCAAATACTTTTTTACCTCTAACTTGAACTGTTAGTTGTGGAACTCCACCCCACATACCCTCTTTATCATAACCATAATGAGCTGCTATATAACAAACACCATCAAGTCTATGCAGACTTGTCCAGTTAGGCATAGAAGCTACAAGCATAGGGTCTGCTGTTTGTGTTGCAGCTCCATGATGTAGATTCATAACATATCTATATTTTGCAGCAGGATTTGTTCCAAATTGACCAGCACCAACATCTAAACTATCAGTTCCATTTTGTGAAACTGTATTTAAAGAGCCTGAACCTGAAGATATTTTATCTGAACCTATATAACCACCATCTTTAAATCTTGCAGTGTCAGTTAAGGGATTGCCATCTAGTTCAATAGTTCTGCCAAGTATCTCATCACATTCTCCGATTGATAAAGCATAAACTACATATAAATCTCTTGAGTCATTAGCAGATACGTCCATGTAAATAACTTGAGCACCAACTCTACGAGTTCCATATATAACAGGCAATTTTCCACCAGCAGAAGTTTTGTTAGCTAAGATATCTTGACCTTTAGCCATCATCTGTCTAGCCTGCATAAAGCCTTTAACACCTACAGCTAAACTAGCCGCTGTCAGGACTAGAGTTATTTGATTTATTGTTTCTGCTGCTTTAAATGCTGCCCATGCTGAAGCAGCCTTAGTTCCAACCCAATTAAAAAATGCTGCTATAGGATTAGCCATTTACATTCCCCACCTTACATCTGATTTGACTTGAGTGGCAAATTCAAAACCTCTATCACCTGTACTAAAAGATTGTTGTGACTCATCAGAATAATGTCTGCCTTTGGTTAAATTCCAGTTTGCCCAATGTGAAGCTACTGTCATATTTAATATAGAATTATCAATAGATTCCTGTATAGATACATTTCTTATTTGACCTGTAAAAAAGTTTATTGCACCAACAATGGTTTCATCTTCATTAAAATAGGCTATATATATTTCTACTGTTTTATCTGTAAAAGAACCATCCTGAACTAAAGACCTAACCTCGTCTGTAATGTTTGAAAAGCCTAAGTTAATTTCATCAACTTGTAATTGACCTGTTTCAGTTGTTGTATCAACTGATAAAAAAGAACCCCCAGCTTCATAGCTGTTAGAGTTATAAGTAACATTAGAATACCAATCAGTTAATCTGATAGTAGATGATAAATTAAGCTCAACTAAAAAAGCTGTCTTGGTTGCTGTTGATGATACTTGGGTTTGTAGATCAGTAGATAAACTTCTTGGCATTAGGCTATAACCTCTCTAACGTCAAATGAAATACTGTAAAAACCATTAGCACCTGTTGAATACATGATTTCATTGTTTTCTAAATAAACAGTAAAACTTGGTTTGTTTACAGTAACCGCAACATTGTCAGTTAAAGCTGTTACTAAATTAGGCGATATAAGAACAGTCAATGCTCCACTGCCATCAGAATCAATATCTGATTGAACCATGTATACCTTGCTATGATTTGCAAACTTTATTAAATCTCCAGCCTTTAAAGCACCTGTTTGGTTGGCTGTAAAGCCATCTAAGGCTATAGAAGCATCTCCTGATGTATGTGCTCCAACTACTTGTATATCTGTTTCTGACTTGCCTGCACCTAAGTTATCTAGTGGTGCAACTATTGTAAAGTCCTCAAAAGAACCTTTTTGTTTTTGTAAAAATGCAAATATTTCCTGAGCTTTTTCTTGTTGTAATGGTGGCATTGCAACTGTAAAAGAAAAATATTGAGCACCTATTTGTCTGACTTGTTTTTTACCTGATAGTGTTTGATTCAGTAGAGTAGGTCTATTGTCTTTAAAATTAAGACTTCTAAAATTTGGGTCTGTTGGAAATTGTCCTGACATTATACTATTCCCATTTTGCCTTGATTATTCATGGCATTGTTTATGATTGATGTTATTAATCCTTTTCTTGATGCTAGTAACTGATCAAATCCAGCAGCATCTACTGTTGATATGTTGAAGTTTACTGTTGG